TGCTGGTGGCGGAGGCGGCGGAAACAACATGGCTGCTATGATGGGTATGTTAATCGGTCTGTTGATGCAGCTTATTCAGATGTTCCAACAAGAACAAATCGGATCAAAAAACGGAACGGTTGCGGGAAGCACAGCCAGTGTTATGGAAGATTTCCAGAAACAAATGGGAATGAACAATCAAATTCTACAAGTCGGAATGCAAGCACTCGGCGGTGGTGGGCTCGGTGGCGCACTTGGCGGATTGGGTAGTCTTGCTCAAATCGGCGGTATGGGTGGTTTTGGAACACTCGGAGGAATTTTGGGCGGAGGTGATATTGGTGGAATGATGGGCAGTCTAATGGGTGGTTTTGGTGGCCTTGGAGGAGGCTCTGGTGGTGGTGGAGGAGGAGCAGGTTCTGGCTTCCCCGACGCAACTATTGGTGGATCTGGTGCATGGTCGGAACAAACCAACAGCGGTCTTTCTAACACTGAAATATCAGATATGCAAACATTACTAACACTACTAGGAATTGAAGAGACTACAAATGGCGCATAAGGATTATAACAAAAAAGCACCAAAGTCTAAAGTCTGTAACCAGAAAACCAAACCAAAATACGGTTTCGTTCATGGTAATTGGGACGAATGTGGTGGTCATGATTGGGTATATGTAAACGCTGAAGAAGGAAAGAAAACTTTTCGTCAGAAATTAAACCCTTCTGGTGGTTATCAAGTAACTGAAGCAGATGATGATGTCAAAGAAGGTCATTTTGAAATAACTCCAGGAAATAAACACTCATATGCTGGAGCAGGTCATTCTGTTCACGTCGACGGTCATTACGATTTTAATACAGAGTCAACTTTTAGATTAGAGTCTGGTGGTGATGGTTCTTTTGTAGCCAAAATGAACGGCATGTTCGGTATCGGTGGTAAGAAAATCGAGCTTGTGAAAGACGGCTCTGCAAAAATTATTGCTGGTGGATCTTCAGGTACAAACGATGTTGGCGTTAATGGCGATCATAGACAAACCTTCAAAAAGAACAAATATACTAAGGTCGAAGGCGATACAGTAGATGGTCATGAGGGCAAATATGTCCAAATGAACAACAAAGACACCGCATATTATTTCAATGAAAACTGGGACGCTTTTGCCAAGCAGAAAATCAAATTAGAGTCTAAACAAGCATTCAAGGCGTTTTCTCAGGACACCATGCTGTTCCAGTCCGATCAGGACATGACTGCTAATTCTGGGGCGAAAATAAGCACCAAATCTAAAAGCGATACAAAAATAGAGAGCGATACTAAAATCGAACTCAAAGTTGGTAGTTCTACAATTACTATCGAAAGTGGTTCAATTACTATCAAGTCTCCACAGATAAAATTCGAGCAAGGATAATAAATATATGTCATACGCTCATAAACACGGCGATCAAAGATCATGCGGAGCCACTACGGTGGTTTCCGGACAGTCGTTTGTTACGATTGGTGGGCAGTTGTGGGCGGTCGAGAACGATCAAAATACCCATGGTCATGGGGAACTGATAGCTTCTAAGACGTTTATTAAAATAGGTGGCAAATCTATCATTATTAATAACGATAGCGCCCAGCAAGATAATTTGTGCCCCACAGCGGGCGGTGAGCATTGTAATCCTAAAGCCGTTTCTACTAGCGGTTTCGTAGAGGTAAACTAAATGGTCACTAGAGCAGAAACGCTAATAGGTTCTAATAAGAAAATAGAATATTTTTCTGATGTTCCTAATGGGTTCACAAAAACTATATTTGGCAATGAACTTACAAAAGTTGTCAATGAACGTTCGATAACACAATCTATCAAGAACCTAGTTTACACTAACCTTGGCGAAAGATTGTTCCAACCAACGGTTGGTTGCGATATTACTTCTATGTTATTCGAACCAAATTACAGAGATTATGCTTCAGAGATAGAATTGTTTGTTAGAAGCACAATATCAAATTTTGAGCCTCGAGCCGAAGTAATTGAAGTTCTTTTTCCTGACCCTCAAGACGAAAATTCTGTTGAGATAACATTGATTTATCAAGTAATAAATAACCCAGAACCTATTACTCTTAATTTAGTCCTAAAAAGAGTCCGATAAATGGCAGCAAACAGCTCACTAAATCTTAGCTCTCTCGATTTCGATACGCTAAAACAGAATTTAAAAACCTTTCTAAAGTCGCAGTCAGTTCTTAAAGACTACGATTACGAAGGTTCAAACATGAACGTTCTCTTGGACGTTCTATCATATAACACATATTTGAATTCGTTTTACCTTAATATGATCGGATCCGAAATGTTTTTGGATTCCGCTCAGAAATATGACTCTATTATTTCTCACGCCAAAGAATTAAATTACACCCCAAGATCTTATTCTGCTGCTGTTTCTAACGTTAATATTGCGTTCGAGACCACAGGTATTTCAACCACTACTGGTATTCTTTCAGTTCCAAAAGGAACTAGATTTTTTGGGACAAACTCAAACGGTACATTCCAATTCGTTACCACAGACACTCAAACTTATGCTTCAACTAATGATACATTTTCTGTAGCTAATCTACAAATTAAAGAAGGTTCATATAATAACGAATCATTCTTGGTAAATTACGATATCGAAAATCAAAGATTCATTTTATCAGACCCAAAAATTGACACTGACACTATCAACGTTTATGTTGTAGAAAATTTTGGAGCTTCAAACACACTATTTACCAAAAAGCCAACATTGTTTGGTCTAGATTCTACATCTAACGTTTACTTCTTACAATCTACTCAAAACGGTCAATACGAAATTCTTTTCGGTGATGGCAATTTCGGTAGAAAACCATTAAACGCTTCAACAGTTCTTGTGGAATACATCGTAACAAACGGTTCTGATGGTAATGGTATTTCCGAGCTTACAATTTCAGACGACATTGGTCCTTCCAATGGTGGAACTATTGTTTCTGCTCCAGTAACAGTCTCAGCTAATTCTTCTGGTGGAGCCAATCAAGAGAGTATCGATTCTGTTCGTTTCAATGCTCCAAGATATTTTGCAACTCAGCAAAGAGCAGTTTCATCAGACGATTACGCTTCGCTAGTTAAAAACAATTTCCAAGGTCAGATAGCTGACGTTGCTGTGTTCGGCGGAGAAACGCTTCCAGAAAAGAAATATGGTAGAGTTATTATTTGTCTGAAACCAACAGCGGGCGAAATTGCACCAAATTATGTAAAAGAAACTATCGTAAGATATCTTCAGGATTATATTGCTCTGCCAAATAGAGTAGAAACAGCCGATCCTGACTATCTTTATGTTCGTTTGGATTCATCTGTTCAATATGACCCGTATTCAACAGATAAAACAGTTTCTGATCTTAGAAATATTGTTTTGTCGGCTATTAATGTTTACAGCGATCAACACTTAGAAATGTTTGCTGCCGATCTCAGATACAGCCGTCTTGTGGCTCATATTGACGACAGCGATAGTAGCGTCGTAAGCAATCAGACAGATTTCCGTATTATTAAGAGAATGGCTCCTCTTGTGAATAGAACTTATAATGAGACGCTCTATTTCAATAATACAATTTACTTAGAGAATCAACCAACGTATTCTCAGAGTCATATTGCATTTCATGGATCTGATTATAATGTTCATTACGCTCATGCATCAGTGATTTCTTCACAGTTTACATATAATCATACTGACGGTGTAGCGTATCCATTTAGTTATTTTGAAGACGATTCTCATGGAAATATGGACATATATACTCTAGTCGGTAATCAGGTAACTAAATTAGCAACTATTGGCACTGTAGATTATATTTCTGGTATTGTAAAACTTAACAGCATTAATATAGCTTCTTATACTAGTCATATTTCTGTTTACGCTAGAACAGCTGATAGGGATATTTTTGCTGGCCCAAAAAATATTCTTGTGATCGATCCAAATGATGTTACGGTTACCATAGAAGAGAAAAGAAACTAATGGATTTTTCACAAGAAAAATTTATATCAAATTTTATTGAGTCTCAGCTTCCTGCGTTTTATCAGGAAGATGGTGAGAACTTTATTCTATTCATTAAAGCGTATTACGAATGGATGGAAACCGAGAGTTCAACTCACGAAGCGGCTGATGGTGGTCCAATAGTAGAAGCACGTGAGCTTATGGGTTATCGTGATATCGATAGCACACTAGAGCGTTTTCTTATTCATTTCCAACAAAAATATCTTTACGGTATTCCATTCAAAACCATTACAAGTAAAAGATTCCTATTAAAACACATCTTGGACGTTTATCGTTCTAAGGGTACAATTCAATGTTATCGTTTGCTATTCAAACTTGTTTATGGAGAAGATGTTGAAGTATATCTTCCAGGAAAAGATATTCTTAGAGCTTCTGATGGCATTTGGTTAGAACCAAAATATCTAGAACTTTCCGATTCACCAGCTCTTCAAAATTACGTTGGTAAAACTATTATTGGTATTACTTCTGGCGCAACTGCTGTTGTTGAGAATTACGTAAGAGAATCATTTTCTGGTAAAATATCTAGCGTTCTTTATATAAGCAATATTTTACCAAGAGGTATTGATTTCGTTGTAGACGAGCCTATTGTACTAAAAGGACAAGAAGCAAATGCTACTGCAGTAGCTGCAGCTTCTCATGTTTTGGGGTCGCTTGATTATTTGGAAATTACTTCTGGTGGCCAGAGTTTCAAAAATGGTGATATTCTAAAAATCGCTTCTAACGACCTTGATACGGGTGTTCGTATCTCAGAGGGCGTGGAAGGTATGGTCAAAGTTACCGAAACTGCTCTTGGATACGGTTCTTTGTATTTTGATATATTGGAAGGCGGCTGGGGCTTTACCGCCAATGCATCAACATTTACATATAGAGGTTTAAGAGACAATTACGGGCAGGGCGCTTCTTTTGATATAGGTTCAATTATCTCTCCTCAAGAAGTTACCTATAACACTGACCTCATTTGTAATATGGTTGACGTTAATACAGCCATTAATGCAACTTCTTATGGATTCCCAAACAACCCAGGAGCCAATTTAGTTTCCGCTATAGGTTCAAATGTGAGTTTGAACGCTATTTCTTATTCCGGAACTCCATTAGGTTACAACAATAACGATGTTATTATTTTCGTGAACGACCAACCAGGTGGTGTTAACGCTGTTGTTACCATGTTAACAAACGCTACTGGTGGAGCTTTATATTTTACAATTTCTAATGTTGGATCAGCTTTCGTTAATACTAATCCTTCAGTTGTTATTACAAACGTAGCTCATGGATCAGCTTATGGAAACACCAATACATCAATACTGACATATACGTTTAATACTACCAATGGATGTTTGTCTTTTACAAATAGCGTTTTCGGAAAAATAGCTAGTCTTTCTAATGTAAAAATTGGTAACAGCTATGTCCAGAGAGCAAACACTTTCGTAAGATCTACTCTCGCTTCAAATACCATGAGAGGAAATGTTTCTTACAGTTCAACAAATACTAGAGTTTATACAGTTTCTGCGGTAGGAACAATGTCAGGATACAGTAACACCGATTATGTTACTGTAGTTAATCCAACAGGCACAAACGCCACTGCCACTGTTTCTACTAATTCTAGCGGTGGTATTACTAGTTTAGTTGTTTCGAATTACGGAGCAAATTTCTCTGCTCCAACTTCTAATATTATGATTTCAAATTCAACCGGAGGAAATTCTTCTGGATCTGGTGCGCAATTCGAAGCTACATTCTTACCTTATATAACTGGCGTTAACACAGCCTTTACTACAATTTTCAGTGGTAATAGTGTAATTCAAGTTCAAGCCAATTCTAGCTTATCAAGCACCAAACAGCTTCTTGTAATCAAAGAAGTTGTTAACTCAACAAGCATGTTTTTGTATGGTAAACCTACATTAAACTCTACTGCAGCCGCAGTTTATAGAGTTATGCCAACTATCCTTCCTTCTCAGTTTGCTACTTACGAATCCTTGATGGCTAATCCTGCAGGAGAAGTATATGGTGAAAATCAGAGTATTGACGCCAACTATACAGGCGGTAATGGTGTTGTTGCGCAAGTAAGACTATACAGTTCTGGTAAAGGATATACAGAAGAAGAATATGTAAAAGCGTATCTTTATGGCGCTATTTCAAATAATGTTAACATTATTAAATCTGGGCAAGGTTACGCTAATAATGAAAAAATGATTTTTTCGGGAGGGTTTCCTAGTCTTACGGCGCAAGGTTATATCACAACCGACGCCAACGGTTCTATTGTTTCTACAACTCTGACCACTGCTGGGTCTGGATACGATGTTATTCCAAATATATCTATTCAGACAACTAACGGTTCTGGCGCAAAACTCGAAGCCACTATTTCTTCTTTTAACGTTTCTGCAGAAATAACTGGTAGAGTGGTTTTGAGAGGTTATGGTAAAGGAAGGGGTTATTGGCTTAACACTCAAGGTTTCTTGAATTCTAATAAATATATTCAAGATAGTCATTATTATCAAGATTATTCTTATGAAATACAAGTTGCTAGAACTTTAGATAAATATAAGAATATCTTATACGAAACTTTCCATTCTTCAGGCTCTGAATTGTTCGGAAAGTTCTTATTAATAAGCGAAGAACAGGAATTACTGGGAATCCTAGAAGAGCCTACAGAAGCAGATATTCTACCTATTGGATATCAGTTCTTGTCTTCGAGCGGTGTATTGCTTTGCGATTCAGCGACAACAGTAGATAGAATTTCTTAATTAAGGGGATAGAAATTGGTACAACAGGTTGTTAACGTAGGTTCAGCGCCAAACGATGGAACTGGTGATACCGTTCGAAACGGTATGATCAAGATCAATAATAATTTTACTGAAATATATACCACATACACTATGACTGGTATGGTTACAGTCGGTAATTCTACTGTCAATGCTTCTGTATCTAATGCAGTTGGTTATTATTTCGGTAACTCTACCGCCACGTTCACAGCTAATAATAGTAGAATTGCTATTACGAACTTCAGCGTTAATTCTTCCCTTGTTAACGCTGCAGCAAACGTAAATATCAGTGGTCTATTAAACGTAGCCCAGTATCTATTCGTAAATTCCACAGTTCTTACTGTAAACGGTTCGGCTAATGCCTCATCTTTTACTGTAGGTTCAGACCTTGTTGGTAATGCTTCAGGCGTTTATCACACAGGAGTAATTAATGCAGCTTCTCATACAGTCGGTTCTAGTCTTGTTGGCAATAGCACTGGTATCTACCATACAGGAACGATCAATTCTGCATCGCACACTGTTGGCTCTAATTTCGTTGCTAATTCTACTGGTGCTTATCATACAGGGACAGTAAACGCTGCTTCCCATACTGTTGGAACTAGCACAGTTGCTAATAGCACTGGCGTGTTCACTTCAGGAACAGCTAATGCTGCTATACTTCAGGTTGGCGGTAAACTCGTTGTCAACAGTTCCCAGTTCTCGTTTGGAAGCGCATTACCCGTTGAAGCCAATGGTAGTACTGGTACTGCAGGGCAGTATCTAACTTCTGATGGAAGTTCAAAGGTTTATTGGTCTTCTCCAGGCGTTGCCTCTGTTAACACTGCTGGTTATTTTGTTTGGTCGAACACTCATATCTTTAATAAAGATATCCAAGCAAACACTGTTAATGCAGTTTCGGTTACTGTCGGAAATGTTACAGTAAACTCTTCGATATTCAAAATTCCAAGCACTATCACGCTTGAAGCGAATGGTAGCGTAGGCACATCAGGTCAGCTACTTACTTCTAATGGTTCTACAGTTTATTGGTCTACTGTTCCTGGCGTTAATACAAACGCAACTTATACTTGGAGCAATTCTGCTACATTTAATGGAAATGTTGTTTTTGCCGCCAACGTTGTCACAAACACTAATTTATACACCCTTGGCCCAGTTTATATATCAAACATAACTTCTTTCGCTGCAAACGTATTGATAGAAAACACAGCTTCTGCTAACATTGTTGGAACGGCGGCGTTCAATAACACTGCTACATTTAATGGAAACGTTTCTTTTACATCAAACGCTTCATTTACCAAAGCAACATATTTTAGTAATACTATTTCGGTAGTTGGGGCTGCTATCCTTTCTAACACAGCTAATGTTGCTGGTAATTTAAATGTTACTGGTAATTCCACTTTTACTGGTGTGGTTAATTGCAATGGTGTATCTAATTTCAACGCCAATACTATTTTTAAGGGAACAGTTAGTGTCGCCCAAGCCAATGTTCTCTCTCAAACCCTAACAGATGCATCTACTATTAATTGGGATACATCTTCGGGGCAAGTAGCCACTGTAACTCTTGGCGGGAACAGAGCCATGGCGGCGCCAACCAATCTTAAGATTGGAACTTATATACTTCATGTCATCCAAGATGGTACTGGAAACAAATCATTGACATGGAATTCTGTGTTCAAATGGACGGCTGGAGTGGCTCCAGTGTTAACTACCGATGCTAACGCTAGAGATATTATAATGTTTATAAGCGATGGAACAAATATGTATGGTTCATACCTAACGGACGTTAAATAATGGGTAAACTTACATCATCATTCAGAAAATCTATTTTTGACGAAATTGTTGATAATATTTCATCAAATACTTCTCATTATTATGCATTTGCTGCTGGCGCAGAACCATGGCCAGGAGATACACCAACTTTAGCTAATACAGATTATGATGTGTATTTTGAAAACGATTGGCAAATGCATTTTGGAAAAAGATTATTAGCTAATAATTTTTCATCTATTGTTAAAAAATATGTTTGGACATCAAACACCGTTTACGATAGATACGACAATACTAAAGATATGGCCAATAGTATGTTTTATGTTATTGCTCCGCCTACAGCTATCGGCGGGGCTTATCATGTGTATAAGTGCATAGATAACGCTAACGGTGCAGCTTCTATTAAAAACCCTTCTTCGATTGGAACACCAACTCAATCAACTACATTCGAAACAACAGAAGATGGTTATAAATGGCGTTATTTGACTTCTGTTTCTACAGAAGATTTTGATAGGTTCTCTACAACCCACTACGCTCCTGTATATCCAAACACCACAATCCAAGCTGCGTCTTTAACGTATTCAGGAATCGAAACTGTGGTTGTTTCTAACGTTGGTGCAGGTTACGAAACTTACCATAATGGGACTTTACAAGGCATCACCAATTCAACAGCTCTCGTTATTGAATCTAATGCATCTATCAGTCCAGGTCATTATGTAAATAACAGCATTTATCTATACAGTTCTTCTAATAATGCATACCAGATTTTTAACATTACTGGCTATACAGTAAACGGTCCCGTTAGAACTGTAATTCTTGATTCTGCAGCTAACACTACTGCTCTTACCGCAGGAGCTTCTCTGTATAAAATTTCTCCTAGAATTTTATTTACGAGCGACACTGCTTCTGGTAATAACCCTACGGCTTACACTACAGTAAACACTGTTACCAATTCTATTTCTGGCGTTGTTGTTCTTGATAAAGGCTCTTCGATTACTTGGGCTAATGCAGTTGTTGTAAGTAATTCTTCTTATGGTTCCGGGGCCACGGTTTATCCGATCGTTCCTCCTCCTGGTGGTCATGGAAGAGATCCAGCAACAGAATTAGGCATGCAAGGGATTTCTATCTCTTTTACTTTTGCTAATACTGAGTCTAATACTATTTCTTCGAATGTTGTTTACAACAAAATTGGTTTGATAAAGAATCCTTACTCGTTGATCGCAAACAATCAATCTAAAGGTTCTAGATATAGCTCAAATACGTTCAGTCAGATCCAAATATCTACCTGTACTCCAGCATATACTTTCAGTAATGCAGACGTAATTATTGGAGCAAACAGCAAAGCTAGAGCAACTGTCGTCTGGTCTAACGGTTCGACAGTTCATTATGTCGGTGATAAATATTTTATCGATGGTGAAAATATATTAAATACAAATAATCAGATTGTGACTTCTATAGCCATCGAAAGTAGAGGCGATATTTTCGTAGAAGATTTATATCCCCTTTACGTGCAGAACATAAATAACACAGAACGTTCAAATACGCAGTCAGAAACATTTAGACTGGTAATCAAATTATAAGATAGGGTTAGCCGAATATGCCTTTAGAAACTGATTTCAATACTTCCCCTTATTTCGACGATTATAACGAAAATAAGCAGTATTATAGAATTCTTTTCCGCCCAACTGTAGCGGTTCAGGCTCGTGAGCTAACACAAGTTCAGACCATGCTCCAAAACCAAATTGACAAATTTGGTAATAGAATTCTTAGCGACGGTAGCGTGGTAGACGGGTGTGCGCCAACCACAATTAAGAGTTTCGATTTCGTTCGTGTAGCTGACAATTTCACTGCTAACGCTAACGCTGTATTTACTTCTGTAAACAATCAGTGCCTTCTTGTAGGTCAGTCTTCAAACGTTAGAGCTGTGGCTATGGTTACCACAGCTGGCCTAGAAGTTAATTATCCAGACACTAATCGTTTTCATTTAAAATACTTAAACACTGGTATTAACGGAAACACTACATTCGCTAATGGCGAATTGATTAATATTTACGACGAAAATCAATCTAAACTCGGTGTTATTGACGCTAACAATTTAATCAATTCAATTTACGTTATTTCAACAAACACCTCTGTTAACGCTGTTGGTAAGGGATATGGATTAACAATCGAAGATGGTTGGGTGTTCCAAAAAGGTTTCTTCCAAAAGGTTAACCAACAGACAGTAGTCGTAAGTGATTATAGTACAAACGTTTCTGGATATGTTGTAGGGTTCGAGACAGCTGAATCAATTGTAACAGAAAACGAAGACACATCACTATTAGATAACGCCCTTGGTTATTCTAACGAAAACGCTCCCGGAGCGCATCGTCTAAAGTTGACACCAACGTTGGTTTCAAGACTAAGAACAGAAGTAGCAAATAACGAATCATTCTTTATTGCTTTCGAATTTTCAAATATCACCAATGAAATCGTTCTAAACAGAGAATCAGATCCATATTCTGTTCTTGGTGATTTTCTTAACACCAGAACTTTCGAAGAATCTGGTGATTATGTAACCAAACCATTCCAGGTGGAAGCAACTTATGCAGCCAACACCTCAAACACAGACGCTTTTGCCTATGAAGTTTCAACAGGCACAGGCTACGTTCATGGTAAACGAGTAGATTTTATTTCTTCTCTTAAAGTTGACACCGATAAGGCTATCACTACAAGAGAAGCAAACTCTCAGGTAATCACTACAAACTATGGCAACTTCGTATATGCAAATGAAGTTATGGGTGCGCTTGACTTTTCTAACTTCATTACTGTAGATCTTTATGACACTCAGCAGTCAACTATCTCTGTTGGTGTAGCAGATTACACTTTGAATGGTTCTAAGATCGGCACCGCCAAGGTAAAACAGGTCGTTCATGATGAAGGCGATCCAGGTCTTCCAGGAACAACTTACCGTATTTACTTGACTGATATTGCAATGAATAGCGGCAAGAGCTTCATGAACGACGCCAAAGCTATTATCGCCAATTCGTCAATTAATACATATGGCGAATTCCGTGCTGATATTGCTAACTCTTCTACAACTGCGTTTCTAAATCAAAGCGGTAGAACTAATCTAGTATTCCCATTTGGTAAAAAGGCATTAAGAACTCTTAGAAGTTCAAATGGCGCTGTTAATGCTTCTGAGTTCTATTTCAGAGCAACATCAACTGCCAATCTATCAAATCTTGGTATTCTTTCTGTAACATCAAATTCTTCTTATGCTGGTGGAACAGACACTCTTGGCTATCAAGGGTCTTATCCATTCCAACTTGGTGATACGCTAGAAAATGAATTTATTGTAACATTCAAAGCAAACGCTACTACTATCAACATTGGTGGTTCTTTTGGTGTAAGTAGCACAACTACTACTCTTACTGGCACAAATCTAACAACTTATTTTGCTAACGGCGAATATATTAAGATTTTCTCTGGTGGTTCCGGAACAGTGGATTATCGTAGAATTGTTTCTACAAATAGCACTGTTATGACCTTAAATGCAAATTGTACCGTAACTAATGCTTCTGCAAATGTTGCTAAGTTCTATCCAGTTGGATATGAAGTTCCTCTAGATGCAACTTATCCAGGTAGTCGTTACGTAAATATCACTAGCTCTACAACTTTCGATATTAGCACTGGTTCTGCTAATTCTTCTCTTCCATTGACTACATCTACAACTGCTATGACAGTTCAGTATAAGATGAGAAGAAGTCAAGCAACACAGGCTAAAAAAGACGTCAATAAAAATAGATATGTTAAGCTAAACCTAGCAAATAACGCTTCTGGGTTTACAGGGCCATGGATTCTTGGTCTTCCTGATGTTATCAAGTTAAGAAATGTTTGGGGTTCAACGAATTCTTCTTACTCAAATACAACAGCCGAAAATATTACAAGATATTTCGTGTTGTCTTCTGGTCAAAAAGATGATTACTATGATCACGGAACTCTTATATTAAGACCAGAATATACTGGATATCTTGCTTCAACTCCATATCTAACAGTCGAAGTCGATCACTTCACTGCTAATCTAAACAACGGTATTGGATTCTTCTCTGTAGATTCTTATCCAACTACAAATTCAGCAGTAAACAATACAACTATTTCTTGGGCTGAAATACCAACTTATAAAACTGGAAGCTCTACTTACGATCTAAGAGATTCAGTAGATTTCCGTGCGTATAAAGCCAATACTGCTAACAGTTCAACCACTATGGCTGGGGCCACTGTAAATCCAGCCACAACTAACTCATTCATTAGCGGAACATTCTCATATCTATCAGAGCCTGATTCTAATTTCCAGGCTGATATCGAATACTTCCTAGGGCGTATGGATCTTATCACTATCAGCCAGTCTGGTCAGCTTGGTGTTATTCAAGGCGTTCCTTCAGAAGATCCAAAGAATCCAAATCCTGAAATTGATTCTATGGTTATCGCAGCAGCTAACGTTGCTCCGTTCCCAACTCTAAATGCTCGTGAACTTGAAACTTACAAGAGAAAAGATCTAGCTGTAAGAACCACTATCACTTCAAATAGAGTTTATACTATGAAGGATATTGGACAGCTTGATCAGAGAATTAAGAGACTAGAATATTATACAACTCTAAACCAGTTGGAACAGAAAACACAGAATATCCAGGTTCCAGACGCTGCTGGTCTAAATCGTTTCAAGAACGGTATATTTGCTGATCCTATGACTTCTCACCTGTTCGCTCAGGCAGACGATCCTGGATACAGATGGTCGATTGATGTTCGTTACGGTCACGGTCGTCCAACATATTCTCAATACGATATTGATCTAGCATATAACAATACCACAAGCACTGGTGTAACATTAACTGGTAAACTTGTTACTAGACCATACACTCACGAAGCATATATTCTACAGCCATATGCTACGAAATTTAGAAACAACAACCAAGATATTTGGTCTTGGAATGGAACTCTAAATCTTTATCCAAATTATGATATGAATAAAGATGAAACTCAGATTCCGAACGCTGATGCTGTTTTAGATTTGATGCAGCCATTCGTAGAATTGGGCGAAGCTGGTAACATCTGGGGTTCACATTACGGACCATGGCAAGTTTACGCTCAGACTGGTAATATCTATTCAGGTCAAACAACTTATTGGCAACAGCTAGTAACAACTCATTGGTATGTTCCAATGACTAATACTGTGGAGCTAGGCAAGTTCCTAACTGATATTGCTGTTCAGCCATATATTAAGTCTAAGACAATCGCATTTATTGCTACTGGCGTTAAGCCTTCGTCAAGAATGTATTGTTATTTTGACGAGACCCCTGTTGACGCCTATTGTGCAGCAGGAACTCTTAATGTTGGTCTAGGAATTACTACTTCAGCTATAGTATCTGCAGCAGCGCAGACAACAAATCCAGCCGCTGTTGTTAAAAGAACTGCAAACTTTGGCGATCCAATTTACTCAGACCAATTTGGTAACGTATTCGGCGTCTTCAATATTCCTGCCAACCAGTTCCGTGTTGGTGAGAGAAGATTCATGGTTATGGACACTGATAGCTTGGTTTACGGCGACGATGCTGCTCTTTCTAAGGCATCAGGGACTTATGTTGCAAGTAATATTACAACAACAAGTCAAGAAGCAACAATCACAACTATTACTCCTGATGTAAGAACTTGCTATGCCTATAACTACACAACAACTTATTTCCGTGATCCTATCGCTCAGTCATTCAAGGTAGAATCACCACAACAAGAAAGCGGCGTTTTCGCAACTAAGGTTGATCTGTTCTTCAAGTCTAAAGATCAGAACGACGGTATTCGTGTCGTTGTCTGTGGAATGAACGCTGGGCTACCAGACAACAATAAGATTTATGGTTGGGGTCGTCTCGATGCTAATAATGTTAATGTTTCTGATACAGCTAACGTAGCTACAACCTTTACGTTCAACGAGCCAATTTATCTATCTGGTAACACTGATTACGCCTTCTGGGTAGAACCAGAATCAAGCAGCCCAGATTATAGAATGTGGGTTGCAGAGCTTGGCGATTTCGACGTAACAACTAAATCGCAGATTGGTCTAAATCCATATACTGGCGAATCATTCCGTTCATCAAACGCCAGAACTTGGACAGCTCTACCAAGAGAGGACGTAAAGTTCAACCTTTACGTTGCTAACTTTACTGTTGGTACAGGTCAGGCATATTTTAACAACGAAAACGACGAGTATATTACATATACTGGTGTCGCTTTGGCTAACTCTTTGGTTATTCCATCTTCCGCTGGTGGCGATGAAGTTTATGTAATTAATGCTTCTTCAAACGCTATTATTAATAGCCCAGCATTAATTCATGGTTCGCTTCAGTCAATTGATATCGCAAATAATCAGATGATACTTGATAGTTCTACTGGAACTTTTGCGGCTGGTCAGAAGATTGGTTTCTTCAGATTCAGAACTGCTGGAAATACTGCAGAAGCATCAGCAAATTCAAATACATTGATTGCTACTGCTACTATTTCGACCATTGATAATAAAGCGTATCATGCAATTGTTCCAAGATTCTCAACTATTACTCCTCTTGGCACAGCAATAACAACTTCGTTCAAAGGCTCTTCTAATTCAGGAGTCGTTGATACAGATTACAACGCTCTAGATTTCGATGTTGAAAGAGAAATGCTAGACTACGAAAGAGTTGTTTACAGCCGTTCAAACGAGCCTGGAATTCTAGGAACAGATAAATCTGTAACTATTAAGAACGAACTAACTTGTGTTCAGAAGTATGTTTCGCCAGCTATTGATATTTCAAGAAAAGGCGTAAAGATTCTTAATAACACAATCAACTTCAGCAGCTATGGCGAAGACACTGGAAACGGTAACGCTGTATGTCGTTACATCAGCCAGCCAATTGTTCTAGCTGATGGTCAGGATTCTGAAGATATGAAACTATATCTATCAGCATATCGTCCATATAACACTGACGTTGAAGTTTATGTCAAATACCTATCTTCTTCAGATCCAGAAGGTCTACAAGATAAGGCATGGACAAAAATGACAAACGATAGCGCCGAGCTATATTGCAGCCCGATCGATCGTTTTGATTTCAAGGAATTTGTTTATACTCTTCCAACATCTGTAGGTTATTCTTCGTATAACATTACAGCTAATACAACTGGTGTAAGCAATACAAACGAAACAATTGCTCTTGAAGCTGCTAATTCTACATTTACTGTGGGCGATAAGGTATACTACGCTGTACCAGCATCAAACACTGCAATTGGTGGACTAACAGCAAATAGTTATTATTATATCTCTTTTGCTAATTCTTCGGCAATTGCTCTGGCAAACACTCCAGGCGGCGCTAACGTTAATTTGACTGAGTCAAGAACTGGCGCAGGAGAAGTTCATACTATTTCTGGTCCTCGTGTTAACAGAGCATTTGCTAACGCTGCTAATTTTGGTCAGATTGAGTATTACAATGACTCTGGCGCTAGATATATTGATTATAAAACTTTCGCCATCAAAATCGTTCTACTAAGTACAAGCGGAGTCTTTGTACCTAAGATTGACGATCTTCGTGGCATAGCCCTAATGGTGTAATAAATGGAAACTAAAGAGTACATTAGACAGAAAAACAATCCAGGCGCTCTGATAAATGTGGATAATACTGGATTGGCTGCTTATAAACGTCAAAGGGAAATCATGAGAAATGTAACCACTCATGAAGATAGAATTAAGAAAATTGAGTCTAGCATAGACGAAGTTAAGAATCTTTTACTGCAGCTGGTAGAAAACGGAAAATAATACATGTCAATTACAGTAGCTAATACCGCCAATACGAATACTTGGGAATACTTTATTAATAGAGTAAACGAATTAGCGTATCATACTTCTGGCGCTGTATTAACTTCTGATAGCACCGGAAATAATAACGTTACTTCTGGTAACGCTGTTCTTAGCGGCACATTTACTGCTAACGTTGTTTCTGTTGGTAACTCTTCTGTCAACGTAGCTATTATTCCTGCCAACTCAACTATTCAGAATGCTGGAAAATATTACCTAAACGCTAACGGAAGTTGGGTGGAAACTGGCGGATCCAAAATAACTACAGCTGTTTCTTCTACAGGTTGGACTCTTATTGACTCATTTTCTGCAGCTGATTATTCCGCTGCCGACTACGTTATCGCTGTAAACGATTCTTCTAACAGCAAAGTTATGGCAACCAAAATAACTTTGGTACAGGATGGATCTGGCGTTTATTCTACAGAATATGCTACGATAGGTTCTAACACCACATTCGTTGTATTTAATGCTAATATTAGCGCTGGTACTGTAAGACTATATGTTAATACAGCTGTGACACCATTAACAGTCAAGACAACAAGGTTAACAGTGTAATGGCAACAAAAGCTAATCTAGTAATAGACCAAGGCGCTACATACGAAGTTACTCTAGATTTGACCGACGAGAACGGCGATATTTTAAATCTAGCAGGATACACTGCTAATTCTCAAATGAGAAAATGGTATACTTCTTCTAATTCAATATCTTTTTCTTCTTCTGTTAACACAGTGGCAGGAACTATAACTCTTTCTTTAACAGCCGGACAGACTGCAAACCTAACCGCTGGAAGATATGTCTACGATGTAGAAGTCACCGAAGCTGCGGGAAATACAACTTCTAGAATTATTGAAGGTATCGTAACTGTAACGCCTAATGTAACGAGATAAAGATGTCAATAAACAAAACCATAAACGTCTCTATTTCTAGAAAATCTTCTACTGGGGTGATTAACCCCACAAACCCAGTTACGTTAAAAAGCGTCCCTACTATTAATTCTGGAGTCGATAGACTAGATGCGCTTAAAGACGTATCTCCTAGCGGAGAAACATCTGGAGCGGTTCCAGTATACGATTCTGTCACCGACAAATATATAGTCCAGAAATTGAATATGACCGATATCGTGGGCGACCTGGACGGTGGGACTTTTTAAATAATAAATAGATAAAAATAACAAAAGGACCATCTAATGGCTAATAATAAGATTCAAATCAAACGTTCGGTAGCTAACGCAGTTGTATCAGGCTTATCAAACGGTGAATTGGCGTTCACGCAAGCCTCTAATACGCTCCACATTGGTCTTCCAGATGGTTCTGGTGTTCTTCGTATTGGTGGTGCTCAGTATCCAGGTACACTTACCAATTCTCATGCTCTAGTAGCTAATGCTACTGGTGGTATCGATAAAGTTATTGTAGCTAATGCAGTCGTTGGCGCTCTTTCCGCTAATGGATCTACTGGAACAGCTGGTCAGGTTCTAGTTTCTAATGGCTCTACAGTTTATTGGGGAACTGGTACTACTGGTTCTAACACGCAAGTTCAGTTCAACGATTCAGGCGTAGCTAATGCTTCTGCTGGATTTACTTTCGATAAGGGTTCGAACACTCTTGCAGTTTCGAACACAATTCTAACAACTACTGTTAACGCTGCTACATTCCAGGTTGGTTCTTCCCTTGTAGCTAATTCTACCAGACTATTCATTGGTTCTTCTGTTGGTATTGACGCCAACGGTTCTATCGGTTCGAACGGTCAAGTTCTTCATTCAAATGGTACTAGTGTATACTGGAGAGATCCAGCATCTGATGTTATCACTGCAGTTGTAGCTGGTGACGGTCTAAACGGTGGTGGTACAGAAGGCACAGTAACTCTAGATGTTGGCGCTGGTAACGGTGTTGAAGTAAATGCTTCAACTGTTGCAGTTAAGGCTGGTCTAGACGGTGGTCTAGTTTCTAACTCTTCTGGTGTATGGGTTGATGCCGGAACTGGTGTTACAGTAAATTCTACTGGTGTTAGTATTGGTCAGCCAGTCGGAACTTCCGATAGTGTAACATTTGCTAATGTTGTTACTGGAAAACTATCAACAACTGGTAACGTTGTAATTGGTGATTCTTTCTCAGATATTCTTACAATTACTGCAGCAGTTAATACAAACATCATTCCTTCCGCTAATCTAACATATAATGTTGGTAACAATACGCTTAGATGGAATGAAATGCATGCCGGTAATGTTCACGGTGTGGAAGGTCATTTCGATAATTCTGTTTACGTTGGCGGAGATATCTTTGTTACTGGTAATCTAGTAACAACTAACGTTCAATCAGTCGTTATCTCTGATCCTATGATCTACCTAGCTGGTAATAACTATACTAGCGATCTTGTAGATATCGGTCTTGCTGCTAATTACTTTGACGGTGTTACTGAAAGACACACTGGTTTCTATCGTTCTTACACTGACGGTGAATGGCGTTTATTCACTAATTCTGAGCAAGAGCTTTCAGGTAATAACCATGTTAATACTGCTGCTAATGGATTTACACTAGCAGTTCTACATACCTATTTAAATTCTGGTGGTCTAACAACCAATTCATCATCAGCAAATCTAGTAGCTAATTCTACTTTTGCTGTTGGTATTGTTGCTAATACCCTAACCCTATCTACTGCTCTTGCAGGAACAGAGGGTGGTACTGGTTGGAAAAATACAGTAAGTCAGTCTATCCTAGTAGGTAACACATCAAATGGTTACGATAGACTAGCTCTTGGAACAAGTGGATATGTTCTACAATCTAATGGAACAGCATTGATATATGACGTACTAGATGGTGGTTCTTTCTAACGACAGGAATATTATACTATGGATGAAGTGGAAGGTCAAGTAAAAAGATTAGAAGAACTAGTAAATACTTTACAGAGATATATCCAGAAGCAAGAAAAAATGCTTCTGGACCATCTCCGAAGAAATATTGAATATGAATTAAAAACAGAAGATTTGTCAAGAGCTGTTAACGAGCTTTCTAGTAAATACGAAGAATCTCAGAAACAGGTCGAAATACAAAACGATTTGATGCAACAAGCCGCCAATGGTGTCGAAGCTGTTACAGTTGAAAAACAAAAATTAGAAAAAACTGTTTCTAATTTAGAAATTATGCTTTCTAATAAAAAGAAAGAATATGACGATTTGATGAAAAAACTTTCTGAAATTAGAAATGATTCTGAGAAATGTAAAGAAGAACGATCCAACCTTGTTTCTGAAATAAACGAATTAAAACAAGAATATAAAAGACAAACCGAAGAACTAAATATATTATTCAAAGAAAATGAAGAATTGAAAGGGAAGAAACCTAAGATTAAGGAATCCCCGAAACCAATTGACGAATTTTAATCTCAGTATATACTGAGTTATTGGAGAGCCTAGAATGGCAAATACAGTTTTTAAACTGCGTCGCTCATCAGTCGCAGGTAAATTCCCTAATACTTCTACGCTCGCAACTGGCGAGCTTGCAATCAATCTCACAGATAGAAAATTATTCTCTTCGGATGGAACCACAGTTTTCGAATTAGGTTCAAACGTTGGTATTATTCATACTGGTCAATTGACTGCTAATTTGATTTATAGCGTTGATTTGAGAGCGAATAATAGCGCTATAATTAAAAATTTAGATTTATCAGGTTATTTAAAAGCAGCCAATTCTTACGGTAATACTGGATTATTTCTAACTTCAAATGGTTCTGCTGCTTACTGGGCTAATCCCAGCGCCACAATCGATATCCCGCACATCAATCAATCAGAAATAAGTAATGGAGTAAAAACAGAATACTCTATTACTGGCGGTTACGACGGCGAGAATTTAAGCGTTTACGTCAACGGTATTAGGTTAAATGATTCAGAAGCAAACGTTTTCTCTGGTTCAAACGTTTCGTTTACTACTGCTCCAGCAAATGGAGCTTTAATTGAATTTTTTGGTTATAAATTAGACGGCACAGACGGAACTCACGTTAAATATAATTTTTCTGGCGACGGTTCAGAAACAACTTTTTCTCTTCCTAGCGGTTTCGACACTGGTAAATTAAATGTTTTCTTAAACGGCGTTAGAGCTTCTAACTCTGAAATTGATGTTTCTTCTGGTAATAGTATTATTTTCAATACCGCTCCTACTAGTGGATCTGTAATTGATGCATTTGGAATAAAAGACCTCAGCCCTCTGGCAAGTTATGTTTCTGACGTATTTACTGCAGACGGTGTAACAACGGTATTCAATTCTTCTAATACATATAACGCAAATCGCCTTTCTGTTTATCTGAACGGCGTTAGAATGTCAAGTGTAGAAGCAAATACTGCTTCTGGATCTAGTATCGTGTTCTCAACAGCTCCAGCAAATGGCGCTGTTATTGAAACATTCGGAATTTACACAGCCCTTGAAGTTGCTATTGCTAACGCTGATATTGCTTATACTTGGACAAACGTTCACACGTTCAGCAACACTGTATCTTTCAGTTCTGTTTCTGCTAATGGTTCGTTAGGTTCTCTTGGACAAGTTCTTCTATCTAATGGTTCGGCTGTTTATTGGGGTTCAAACCCTGCAGCTTCTGGTGCAAATACAGACGCTCAGTTTATCTGGACTAATACTCATACGTTCACAAATACAGTAACGTTCAATCAGACTATTAATGGAACAGCGAATTCAACTCTATTTGTTGGGTCTCTACCAGCTGCTAACGTAGTTTCTAATGCACAACTAAGTTCTAATCTAGCTAACTACCAAACAACTGCTGGGTTGTCTTCGAATGTTGCCACGTTAACATCTAATAATACTAGTTTCGTTGGTTCGGTATCAGCCGCCAATGTTGTATCTAATGCACAACTAAGTTCTAATCTAGCAAATTATGTTGCTAAGAGCACTATAGTAGCGTTCTCGGCGGCTCCGAATTCTAGTATAACTCAAACTATAACTTCGGGAAGTCAGCAAAAGGCATTGTTCCAAGTAGAAGATTATGATACCAACAATAATTTTGCCAATTCGAGATTTACACCAACAGTTGCTGGTTATTATCAACTAAATTCTACAGTTCGATTCGATGGAAGCACTGGAACTGGAGAATGTATGATTGTTATTAGAAAAAATGGTTCCGAGTATAAACGTGGATGGAACTCTTCTGGAACAAATTTTGCAAACGATTTTTGGTCTATGAGCGTCAGCACTTTGGCTTATGCTAATGGAGCTGGAGATTATTTCGAAGTTTTCGTTCAACAAGGGTCTGGTTCAGATAGAAATATTACTGTTGCTGGTGGAAACATAACGTATTTTAATGGATTCTTGGCGAAACCAGAATAAGCTCAAACCATTAAGTTAAAAAGAATAAATATAAATAAAACAGAATTTTATGGGAAAAGGAAGCCATGGCTCAGAATCAACAGTTAGGTACTTTTGGACAGGTAGTTTCAGTAAACACTGCCGCTAATACCGTAACCATAACAAGTCAAATAGCTGTCGGCAACGTCAGCATTAACTCTACTGGTATTTCGATCAGCGGTGGAAGTGTTAACAATACTAACTACCCAGGAACTGCTAACAACGCCAATAATTTAGGCGGCGTTGCAGCAGCTTCTTATGTGAACACTGCTGGTTCTTATACTATAACAGGCGTTCATACTCATGACGCTAATATTATTATCGGAACTTCAGCTGGGCTTTCCGCTAATGGTGGATTTGGATCTTCTGGGCAATCTCTTCTTTCAAATGGTTCTAGTGTTTATTGGGCGACTGCTGGTGCTACTCTTAACGCTAATAACACTGATGGAACAACTTATTATATTGGACTTTCTAGCGGAACTTCTGGGTCTTGGACCAACGCTGTAGTCGCAACTTCTGGATTATCCTTTGTTCCAAGCACAGGAACATTAACGGTTGGTAACACTATTGTCGGCGCTACTTTTACTGGTACTGCCAACGTAGCAACCTATCTTGGTAATTCTTCAGCTACTGTGGCTAATGTATCTTCTTGGATTACTACAAACGCTGCATCTGCATATTCTAACGCTGTAACGTATACTGACACTAGTATTGGAACTGCCAATGCTGCTATAACTGGTAACGCCGCTACTGCTTATACCAATGCTGTATCGTACACCGATACAAAGATTGGAACTGCTAATGCAGCGATTACTGGCAACGCTGCTACTGCTTATACTAACGCTGTTTCTTATGTAGATGGCCTAAAACTTGACTCCGTTACCAACACTTCAATTAGCTTAATTCCAGTCGCTAATACTGTTAAGAATGCATACGATAGAGCTATCGATGCTAACACTCGTGCTGCTTCTGCTCAAACAGCTGCAGCTGCTGCATACACTAACGCTGTTTCCTATGTAGATGGCAAGATTCTAACAGCAAATGCTGCGATCACAGGTAATGCTGCAACAGCATATACTAACGCTACTACCTTTGCAGCCAATGCTACTAATATTTCTAGTGGAACTCTTGCTGAAGCTAGACTTCCATATCGTATGGACCAGAACGTAAGGTCTACTGATAGTATTACAGTCGGTAATATTACTGTTTCTGGTAATCTTTATGTTGGTTCGAATGTTAATATTATCGGCTCGAACGTAGTGTCATATGTCGACGCCATGATTTATTTGAACGCAAATAACACTATTGCGAACCCAGATATTGGTTTTGCTGGTAATTATAACGATGGAACTTACCAACATACTGGATTCTTTAGAGATGCTTCTGACGGTATCTGGAAAGTTTTCGATAGTTATCTTCCAGAACCAGACGCTAATACCTATATTGACACCACTAATACTTCTTTTCATTTAGCTAATTTCCAAGCCAATAACTTTATTGCTGGTAATACAAGTTCTGTATGGTTCAGAGCTAACACTTCTGGTGTGTATGTCAACTCAACTCTTATCGGTAATGCCACTGGTCCTTACGGTAAGACAGAGGCTTCTCTGAGCGTTGCTACTGCTAATAACTCAACATACGCTTATGGTAAGACAGAGGGTAATCTAAACGTTAATAATGCTACTACTGCATATGGCAAGACAGAAGGCAATCTAAATGTTAATAATGCTACTACTGCTTATGGTAAGACTGAAGGAAACTTGAATGTTAATAGTGCATTAACTTCGAACAATTCTTCTTATCTGGGTGGAACAGCGGCTGCTTCATACGTAACAACCTCAAGTATTGGTGGTTTAACTGCTAATAACGCTTCATATCTTGGTGGAGTTGCAGCAGCTTCTTATCTGACTACATCTTCTGCTTCTTCCACTTATGCTCCATTGGCTTCTCCAACCTTTACTGGAACTGTTAGCGTTGCACAGGCAAACGTTCTCAATCAGACTCTAACAGATGGAGCCACTATTTCTTGGAACACTGCTTCTGGACAGGTAGCAACAGTCACTATTGGAGCTTCAAGAACCATGGGCGCTCCATCGAACCTTAAAGTGGGAACCTATATACTACATGTAATCCAAGGCGGTTCTGGAAGTTATGGAATTACTTGGAACTCAGTGTTCAAATGGCCAGCTGGTGTCGCTCCAGTTCTATCAACAGCAGTTGGTGCAAGAGACGTATTCTCGTTTATCTCTGATGGAACTAATCTTTATGGCTCATATCTAACGGATGTAAAATAATGTTTGTTGTACCTTTACCAAGACCAACTAAAGTTGTTAAGATTAGCGCCGCTGAAAACAACGTTGATTTGTATTCAAAGGCGTCAAATCCTGCTTTCCCCGTAGCAGTTTATTGTTTCGTTGATGCAAACGTTGCTAGTTCTAGTTCTGCTAATCCAGCATTTAAAACAGGAACTTCTTGGAAAAGTGGTTCTTGGCTTTACATCAAAAACAATGCTGTTATAACTGGCGCTACTGGATCTTCAGGAACAACAGGATCTTCAGGAACTACTGGAACTACTGGAACAGCGGGAAATGCAGGAGCCACAGGAACACCAGGAAACGCTGGAGGTACTGGTTCTACAGGTTCAGTCGGTGCTGGTGGTGGCGGAGGCTGGGGTGGTTGGAATGGTCCAACAGGTCACCATTGGGACGGAGATTGGGAAGGTCATAGACACAATACCGATGTTAACGCAGGTAATGCTGGTGGCGGTGGTGGTGCTGGTGCTGCTGGTGGAACAGGTGGTACAGGTAATGCTGGTGGCACTGGAGGCACTGGTAACGCTGGCGGACCAGGTGGTACAGGTAATGCTGGTGGTCCAGGTAATTCTGGTGGCACTGGTGGTGTTTCTTTACAAGCTGATACAGTTTCAGGTATTAAAATTCTTTTGAATAACACTAACACTATTACTGGCGGTTCAGGTGGTTCAGGTGGATCTGGAG